CCTCTGGCAAGATTGCTGGCTAACGCTCTTTTTGTTCGTCTTAGTATTTCATTGGCACTTTCTTTAGCTTTAACGGCTTCAACTCTACCCTCAAGTCGTTTATTGCGAGCCTGAGCTTCCATTATGGTTTTTTGTACTTTGCCACTTGTAACAGTTGAGCGATACTGTAAAACAGATCCTAATACACCAAGCCCTCCAAATATTGCTCCTGCACTCATTGGCTACCACTTACGCTATACTCTAAACTTAACAAAGTAAAAAACAAAGGTTTCGTTTGAGTGATTGATATTTGAGCTTCTTCGCTAAATCCTAAAATCGGAGTTACACGCTTACGCCCTGTGAATAATGTTTCAGAAGAATCAAGAGTGTAGGGGAACTGTTTAAGACTCACCTCATTACCATTGATTGCAATATTCTGTGTTTGATTTAAAACAGGCGATACCGCCACAATTCTTTTTTTTCTGCCGACCATTGTACCTGAAGCAAGTTTAGGTTCGGCGGGTAGGGTCTTAGCTAATACATCATGATGCAACCCTATCTCTACATAAGTGGTAGGAACTTGATCAATTGTAATCGCACCTGATGAAACAGTTTTTTCCCCTAAGAAAATATCATCTCTTACCACTTCAACAGTCTTAGCTTCTAAATGACTCAAACCAGAAACTGTTGTGGAGGAGGGTTTGTTACCATCGGCAGATCCGTCAAACAGCTGAAACGATGCATCTGTTGTTCTGTCATCGTCTAATCGTTCGATATAATGTTTTGTACTACTGTTGATGGTTCTTTTAACAATCACATAAATATCATCAATATCCACCGCACAATCTTCGTATGTACCATCGGTTATAAACTCACTTGGAGCCACAACCTTTTGTGATCGGTGTACAGAATACGCTGCCATTGTTCCGTCAGTACCATTGACTATCATAAGTAAATCGCCATCATCTGTAGAGGTTGCTCTTCTAAAAGCAATCTTAACAGGACTTTTTAGCAAATGACTCGATAGCAAAGAGATATTGTTAGATTGATAGGATAATTCTGCATCGCTAAATAAAAACTCCCGCAACGCTTTACCGGATCTTTGTAAGAAAATCGTACCGCCTTCAACGGATACAGGCATAATATTAGGTTTAGATCCAGAAGAAGTTGCAGCTTTAATGGTTAGATTGCCAGGAGTTATCGGTTGCCCTTCACCTTGCTGGACAAAAAATTCATTGCCTGTTGTAAAGATTTGCAAATCTCTGCCTGAACGAATGCCCGTAATTGAATTAACAGAATTGTTGCTTAAAATTGCGAATATAGCATCATCGTCTAAACCTTCTGCTTCAAGAAAATTAAAAAAGTCAGATACCTTTGATCCGAATAAAGCCGAAGGTAAACTCTTCGATCCACCAAAATATAATCGTCCTTCATGAAAGACCCCTGTTTTTGGAAATCCTTTAGTCGATGAAAATACATCTTCGTATCCCGCTTCGAGTTCCCAGTTTGTTGCTGTGATTGCAGAAGTGTTAAAGAACGGAATCTCTACATTGACTTTAATAGATGTAGCGGATACAAACTCTACAATTCTTGCTCGACCAAATCCGTTTTTAACATTGATATATTGATTGACATTGCCACTAGAAAAAATACTTGCACTTGCTGAGATGGTTGCAGTTCCGTCAATAGAAGAGGGTGTAATATCTCCTGAAGGTTCAGATACCGATTTTGTAAAAGCAAATTTTGGCGAAGTAATTGATATTGTACTTGCTGTCCAGGTCGTATTATTAGCACCTCTTACAATCGATAACGGAGCTAGATCTTCATGCATCAAAATTAAAGTGTCCGCAGATTGTGTAAAGGTAATCGCATCAAAAGAGATATCGCCTAACGATACAGTTAAATAATTATTACCACTTGAATTTATATTGGTCTGCAATACGCCTTGTCTAAAGACAAACATCTTGGCATTGTTGGTAGTATTCGTTGATAATTTAACAAAGACCAGCATGAACGAATCTACACTTGAAAACTCAAACGGAATCAAACGAAGTCCTTGTTGAGCCGTAAACGATCCGCCTAAGTCAGAAGATACATCCAGTAAAAATTGTTGTCCTGGCCTTCTTTCAATCGCACCTTGCGGAATACATACAATGTTGGTGGCTTTTTCTAAACCCGCCTGATACTGAGTAATATCTACTCTACCTTTTACAAGCGGATCAAACTCTCCCATAGTGAATGATGATTGATACTGAACAATTCGACTCATGCTCCTCTAACCTCGGTTAAGAGATACTGAGCAATAACGGGTGGAGTTTCTCCCGCACCATCTAAATTAATGGCGGTTCTAAAATAACCTCCTCGGTTATTATCAGCAGCTCCACCGAGTGCGATGTTTTTATAGTATGCTCCTTTTTCTGTTTGGTCAGTAATGGTTTCGGCTAAGTTAAATGCTAACATATAAACCAGTAATTGAGTGAAATAAACAGGGAGCTTACCTTCTACAATATCTTGTTGATAATCTACAAAGATTGAAGTGTTATCCGTTAATAATGTTTCACCTTGAATTTGCCAATCTGTGATTGTTGATGCTCCTCGATCCTTTGAGTTATAGACCGATCTAGGCACACTATTAATCATGTCTGGTGGTAGTGAATATTGATATAAAAAATGGGCGGTAGGTGCTGTTGATAATCTAGCTAACTCCGCTTTTTTTAAAGTAAATGTCCAAGGATACATTCCAAGGGTTGTGGTTTTGACTTTGGGATAGATAATATCTAAAGCATTACCAACCGCTGTTCCGTTAGAGAAACTCGCTATTGTGTCAGAACCCAACAACAAAAGTGCTTGATTCGCAATGCTGACTTGAGTATCTCCCGTTGCCATAAAAAAATCCTTTATTAAAAGTGGAGAGCCGAAGCTCCCCACAGTTTCGTAAATTAGTCTGCGTCAGCTACACTAAGTGCTGTTCCGTCACTCACATCGACCACTCCAGAAGCGTTGGATAATACAACGACTAAAGAAGCAGTAGGCGTGTTTGAATCATGAACATAAATTAAATCACCGACTTTTACTTCATCAGACACACTATTAAAGTACGCTGATGTATTCATTGTTGCTAGGCTATCCGTAGTGGTATAAGACCACATCTGGGGTGCAGAACCTCGTTTGCTCATGCCACCAATAGGATTCCATCCTGCTCTTGCAAATGCCATAATTTACCTCCTATGATTCTCTACAAGTTACTTTAATTAAACCAGCGGTATCGATTGCAACTGCTCCAGCAGAATACATCGCACTTACTAAGAACGAAGTTTTTTCTGGAACATAATTTACCTCCACTTTAGGTGCGACACTTACGCCACATCCAATTGCTGATCTGTGATAGAAAAAGGTATTCCGATCTGAACTTCCATCAATGGCAAGCCCGCCCTCATCTCGATCACCGACAATATGAAATTGAAATCCCATCAT